GCCTCTATGTTCCTGCTACAGGAACCGGGCACGGACACATTAAATATGACCCGGATGGAAACTTTGGTGACCTAACCACAGCACCAGTAGACGGAACAGTACAGTTAAAACGTGGAGAAATCACAGACTATATCAGGCTACGTTTAGCAGACGGCATAGTTGATGTTGAGTTAGATACAGATCATTACAATCTTGCTATCGACCAAGCAGTTTTAAAATATAGACAACGTGCTGACAACAGTCAGGAAGAATCATATGCGTTTTTAAAACTAAAACCAGAAACACAAGAGTACATATTGCCTAGTACTGTAATGGATGTAAGAGCCGCATATAGACGTGGTATAGGTAGTGTAACAGGAACGACAGCAAGTCAGTTCGAACCGTTTGCTAGTGGTTATCTTAACACGTATATGTTAGTTGCAGGACGAGTAGGTGGACTATTAAGTTACGAATTGTTTGTTGATTATCAAAAGCAGTCCATGAAGATGTTTGGTGGTTATTTAAATTTCCATTACAATAAGACAACACGTAAGCTAACACTAATTAGAAAAATACCAACACAAGGTGCCAATCCTCCAGAAGAAGGCATGGAAGATTGTTTACTTCACATATACAACTATAAGCCAGACAGCATGTTGTTAAACGACTATCAGGCTTTTCCGTGGATACAAGAATATGCATATAGTTTTGCTAAACGTATACTAGGCGAAGCACGTGAAAAGTTTGCTACAATTGCTGGACCCAGTGGCGGAACCACTTTAAATGGTGCTAGTCTTAAAGCAGAAGCAAACGAAGAAATGGCATCCTTAGAGCAACAACTTAGAGAATACGTTGATGGCAGTAATCCACTGACTTGGGTAATTGGATAATGAGAGCAAAAGAATTTATTAAAGAAGATCATAAAAAAGGGCATGTATCTAGCAATCTTAGACACTCTGGTACACATGCGGTTGAGTTGGGCAACGACCATTACTACGATCATTACAGAATTGGGGTAGCAATGGCAGGTTCACCGGATATTAAAGTACCTCGGTCTGGCCCTGCAGAAGATAATGCTCATATATGGATGTATTCGGATGCAGACGAAAAGATTGCTAAAACTGCAATGAGACAGCAGGGAATAAAAGGCAAAACACTTGTGCCCAAAGGTAGCAAGGAGCATCCAGTCGTAAATAAACTAAGCCCTGTAGCGAAACCTAAAAAGAACAAATACGGAGTTTAATTTTCTTTTTAACTGTGTTATAATCTATCTATGATTATAGGAATATGTGGATTTATTGGATCCGGCAAAGACACAGTAGCAAACTACCTAGTAGAAGAACACAACTACCAACGTGACAGTTTTGCTGGCGCACTCAAAGATGCAGTAGCATCTGTATTTGGGTGGGATAGACAACTGCTCGAAGGTGCAACCCCTGAAGCACGTGAGTGGCGAGAACAAGTAGACACTTGGTGGGCTGAACGTCTAAACATCCCCAAACTTACCCCACGTTGGGTATTGCAATATTGGGGCACAGAAGTTTGTAGGCAAGGATTCCACGATGATATATGGATTGCTAGTTTAGAGCATAGGCTATTACAGCAAGATGTTGATACAGTTATTAGCGATGTGCGTTTCCCTAACGAAGTTGAAGTGATAAAGAAAGCAGGCGGCAAAGTGTGGTGGGTTCAGCGTGGAGCACTTCCAGACTGGTACCCACAAGGTATGTTAGCCAGCAACGGGTACACTGATGCAGTTAAACAATTAGAAGAACAAAACATACACATAAGTGAATGGGCTTGGTTACAAACGGTGTTTGATCTAGTGCTCAACAACAACAGCACTGTGAATCATCTTTATTCTAAGATCAGTAGTCGACTTTAATCAAACTCGATACTTTCCAATTCCAAGACCGAATTGTAACTTATTATTTGTTCTAACAAATCTATATTCTCAACGTGGCCAATTACTGGGTATCCTGTATAGTCGACTATTTTTTTACTGCTGTGCTGTGCAACAAATGCAGGATCGTGTTGTTTGAACTTTGATAGCAAGTCGTCAAAGTCTGTGAACTCATCTTCTGTAACAGTTACAATATTAATACCTGGTTTCACAAAATCGTGAAACTTGCAGGTTTGACTGATCTGCTGGAAATCCTGTTCGAGATAAATCTGTAATGGACCATGACCAACATATGGATTTTGCAGTTTAACATCACCAAGTTCCAATTTATGTTTGAACGGAAATAATTCCATATCAAATCCTACATCGTTGTACCATTCGATTTGTAACCAACCTAATCTATTAGGTTCTATGTTATGCTGGAGTATGTGCAAGCCGTAGTGCAAGTCGTGTATTACATGATCAAGTTCTGCTGGAATTTGCGAGAATCCCTCCATTAACAAAGTCTCTATGTCCTTGTGCATTTGTGCAGTATGCTTGATGCTAGTATCTCTAAAGTCCCACGACCATCCAAGTTGTTGATTCACTACGATTGCAAGTTCAGACATGTATTTTTTTGTAAACTTAGGGCGGTCTCTGTATACAGGGAACTCTTCTTGGTAAGTCTTTTTTGTTAATTCGTAATACTTCTCCCCAACATTGGTATCATCGATATTACATATTAACTGGTTGAAGTTTTTAAATTTTACTAAGAATTTCATTTGTCGTTATCAATAGAACTTTCGGTCCATGTGTTTTTGGTTTGATGCATTTCTATCCTACAGTTAGCACAAATACTTTTTAGATTAACCCAGTTGTTGTTTTTTAAGTTTCCATCAACATAAAATACAAACATCTGTTGTTTGTGTTTTGCTTTAAAGCCACAATGTTCGCAGACCAGCTTCTTTTTATATCCAGCTCGTAGCCACCCAGCCACTTGCCTTCCCTTCTTACCCTGATTGGCACAACTAGCGCACTGCTTTCTATAGCGTACTTTACCTTTAGAATAGTAGTTTATTGCTACAGGATTACCGCGACACGTAGGGCATAAAGGTCTTTGCATGCTAGTATTTATGGGCAAACCTTTCGAAAGGCATCTTAATCACCTAAAATCTATAGTGTTATTATAAATATAAAAAAGTTTCTTAAAAAGGAAAAGAACATGGCATTAGTATCCCCAGGATTAGAAATCAGCGTAACAGACGAAAGTCAATACGTTCCAGGTGCAGTCGGAACTGTACCACTTATTATAATGGCCACAGCCCAGGATAAAACAAATCCTTCAGGCACAACAGCCACAGACACAACAGCCGCTAGAGCAGGCAAGTTATTGGCCTACACTAGCCAAAGAGAACTTATTGCCGCAATGGGTTACCCCAGCTTTAAGCAAAGCGCCGCAGGTACACCACTGCATGGCGACGAGAGAAATGAATATGGCTTAATGGCAGCCTATAGTGCATTAGGCAATGTCAACCGAATTTTTGCAATTAGAGCAAACGTTGACCTAGACGAACTAGCACCAACAGCAGTTCGACCAGTAGGCGCAGTAGCTAACAATACACATTGGTTAGATTTGAGTACAAGTACATGGGGAATTTATTCGTGGAACGCTACTACAAATGCATTTACAAACAATACTCCATTGCTAATAACAAGTACCAGTGACCAAACACTAGTAAGTAGCATCTACGTACCTAAAGCCAGCATTGGTCAGATTGGTCAGTATGCTGTATCATTTGGTACAGGAAGCAATGCTAACTTGTTCCTTAAGGCAGGTGGCGATTTGCCAACCACTGACGGCAAGTATAACACATGGGTAAGACTAGGAACAGATGATTGGGCAACCAGTGTTGCTACAATCAAAGGCACAGCAACTTCGCCAAGTATTCCTGCAAGCACCCCGGCTGCTTCACTTACTATTAACGGTCAAACAGTTGAGATCGGTAACACAGGTGCCGCAAGAACACTAGACCAAGTTGTTAGCTCAATCAACACTGCCGCAGTTACTGGTGTTACAGCCGCTAATGTAGGCAACAAGTTGTACTTGTATGCTTCAAGTCTAGCAGAAAGTGACGGAGCAACAGCAGACGGAAAGATTGCAATTGCAAACGGTTCAGGCACCCCATTAACAACATTGGGTATTACAGCAGGAACATATGCTAACCCACTATTGCTTTACGGTGATTTTGCCGCTTACCCAAGTTGGAGAAGCAGTGACACAACACCACGTCCAACAGGATCAGTATATGCTAAACTTGGCGCAACTGGTTCGGGTGCTGATTTGGTTATTAAGAAGTACTCAACTACAACAGCAACATTTACTACACAGGCTGCTCCGTTCTACAACAGAGCAGAAAACGCACTTTATGGTTT